AAGCAGAAGATTTTAAACTTTTATCTGGTTTAAGCGAAAACGGAGTTGTTAATAACAAGATTCCTCTTCGCTACATCTTAATTAATCCTTACGAAATCGTTGCTAAAGTTTCCGCTTCATTTTCAGAAGCGATTTACGAAAAACTTCTTTCTGAATACGAGTTAGAAAGACTCAGAAATCCAAAAGACGACGCAGATAGAGAATTGTTTAAAGCTCTTCCTGTTGATATGCAGAAGAAGGTTAAAGACAAAGCTTATTTTAGAGATGGATTAAAGATGAAACTCGATCCAGCATTTTTGCTATACTCTTTCTACAAGAAACAAGACTATGAGCCATTTGCAATTCCGTTTACCTTTCCAATCATGGAAGATGTTAATGCGAAACTGGAATTAAAGTACATTGATCAAGCTATTTCTCGCACAGTAGAGAATGTATTGCTGCTTATCACTATGGGCGCTCCTCCTGACGAGGGCGGCATCAATCCAGCAAATATGGCGGCAATGCAATCGTTGTTTATGAACGAAAGCGTTGGCAGAGTTCTCGTTTCTGACCATACAACAAAAGCTGAATTCATTATTCCTGACTTAAAGAAAGTTGTTGGTGAAGAAAAATACAAGATTCTTAATCAAGATATTAAAGAAGGCTTAATGAACGTTCTTGTTGGCGACGACAAGTACAACGGTCAGACCGCGAAGATTGGTTTCTTCATGGAGCGCCTTAAAGAATCGCGCAACTGTTTCTTGAACGACATTCTTCAACCAGAAATCATTCGCATCTCAAAAGATTTAGGATTTAAAGCTTATCCTACTGCTAAATTTAAACAAATTGATCTTAAAGACGAGATTCAATATATGCGCACAGTTAGTCGCTTGATGGAGCTGTCGATTATTACTCCAGAGCAAGGTATCGAAGCTATGAGCAATGGCAAATTGCCTTCTTCGGAAGAATTAAGTCCAGCGCAAAGCAAACTTGTAGAAGAAAGAAAGAAAGGATACTACAATCCTCTTGTTGGCGGCGTTCCAGTGATTGAGGATCTGGACGCACCAGACTCAGCTGCTCCTGTTGCCGCTGGAAAGCCAGTTAATAAACTTTCTAGAACTCCAACGGCGAAACCAAAGAACTCTATACCTGGTAGACCGCTAGGAACAAAGTCAAAAGCTTCTACTTCTGATATTCAATCTACTGTTTATGCAGTTGATGCTTTCATGAAAGCTTCTGAGACGTTCACTGCTGAAAAGTTTGGCGTATCTAAGCTTAACGATCAGCAAAAATCGAGCGTAATCGAGCTATGTAAGAAAGTTGTTGCTGCTTCTAGCAAAGAAGAATGGACAACTAGAATGCAAGCTTGTGTGCAAGATTTAGGCAACATTGAAAAGCTTCAACCAATGAAAGAAATCACTGATACTGCTGATGAATTTCTATTGGACGAATATTCTGCGGCTATTTTGTACCATTCTGCTGTAAAGTAATTCATGGCGTTTAAGTATAAGACGAAATTAGATAACATTTCTGTCGCTTGTCATAAAGTGGGCAGCAAAGATTTTCAAATTTCCAAAGCTTCTCTTGATGAGCTGAAAAAGCTGTCTCCAAATATTAACTTTGAAGATAATCCTGATTTATTAGGAGTGTCTTTTAACTTAGCTGTGCCAAATATGGTAAACCATAATGGCGACGGTATTTCAGGAGCTACTGCTGCTAAAATTGCTAAAAGATTCGTTAACAAGTATTTAAATATCGAGCATAACAAGAAACGTGTTATCGGTCATATCACTAACTACGGATTTAATAGATTAAGCGACAATGTCGCCATGACAGAAGAAGAAGCGAGCAAAACATTAGATCCATTTTATTTATCAGTTGCAGGAGTTGTTTATAAAACAGTAGATTCGTCTTTTACTTCTTTGATGATTCGCAATTCTGATCCTGCTGATTCGTTCAGAAACTCAATTTCGGCAAGTTGGGAAATTGGTTTTAGCAGTTATTATTTAGCTGTTGGAGGTGATAATTTAAAAGAAGCGGACATCATTACTGATCCAGAAACTGTTGCAGAATACTCAAAATATTTAAAAAGTAGAGGCGGCAACGGAAGAATGCAAGATGGCACAGCGATTAACAGAGTTATCGTTGGAGAAATCTATCCGCTAGGAGGAGGATTCACTACAAATCCAGCTGCGCAAGTTAATGGCATAGTGGCATTTGATTCTAACGTTTCAGTTTCGCTGAGAGACTCAGAAGACGAACCTTCAGAGGAAGAACCGCAAGATTTAGAGATGCAAGATTCATCAAAAGATTACCGTCACGAGGTGATGGCGTTTTTAATGAATAAAAAATCAAATTCCATTTCACAGATAAAAAATGTAAAAAATATAAACAATATGGACTTAGAAAAACTTATCGCAGAACTCAAGGGTGCTCTTCTTGAGAAAAAATTCGGTGAAGAAGCTGTCGCTTCAATGACTAGCCAATTCACAGAAGCTATCAAACAGAAAGACGCAGAATATCGCGATTCAATCGCTGCTGAAAAAAACGCTAAAGAACAAGCTCAGAAGCTTTACGAACAAACCGTCGCTTCTGTTGAAGAAATCAAAGCTTCTTTGGCCGCAGCTCAAGATGAGCTGAATAAAATTAAAGAACAAAAAACTCAAGAAGAAGCTTTTGCTCGCCTGAATAACCGCATGGCTGAACTTGACGCCTCTTACGAACTCTCCGACGAAGACCGCAAGGTTATCATGGGTGAAATTCAAAATATTGACTCCACAGAAGAAGCTTTCGCTTCTTACAAAGATAAATTTAGTGTTATGATGAAGCATAAGAACAAAGAAACAATCAAGGCTCAAGCCGCCGAAATGGAAAAGAAGATTTCGGAAATGGTTGAATCTCGTCTTAAAGAAGTCAGCAAAGCTTCTGTCGCTACCGTTGTTGAAACAAAGGTAGAAGACAAGAAACCTGACATTACAGCTGCTCTCGAAAGCGCTGTTGCTACAAACACCGCGCCAGATAGTCAAACATCTGTCGAAATCAACTTCCGCGATAAGTTTGCACAAGCTTTTTCGCGTGAAAACATTAGCGTAAGCTATTCTAGATAACAACAATCAAGTAAATATATAATAAGGAAAACAATATGGCTATTCGTCTCTTACCATTCCGTCAACTCAATGAGTTTGACGTGGTCAATATGTACGCCCTTGTTGACGCTGCCGTTAACGAGAGCACAACAGGCGTTGGCAGCGGTGACGCAGGTGTTTTCGTTAAAGTTTCCGCAGGTAACTTTGACTTAGATCCTGTTTCATACGCTTCCGACTCATACCTCGGCAAAACCGATTACCCACACATCGGCTCTGCCCAATATCCAAAGGTTAACCTCAAGGTTACACCCGCCGCCTCTGGCGACCTCACAAACTGCCTCGGCATCACTCTCCGTCAAACTGCTAAAACAGATGAAAACGGCGAAAAACTTCTCTACTACCGCCAAAAAGCGGAAGAGCTGATGTGTGTTCTGCCTGGTCAAGCTGTTCCAGTTGCTACTCGCGGTATCTTCTCGCTTGGCGCTGGCGCTATCGACGGTACCCTCACAGTTGGCTCTGGCTTCAAACTTTCCGCCAATGGTGGTAAAGTTACAGGCTGCGCTCACAGTGATGCTGGCAAACTCGGCCTTGTTCTTGGAACAGGCTCACGCACAACTCTTAACGGTGTTGCTGATCAATTCAACGGCGGTTTCGCTGTTGTAGGTCTGCGTATGTAATTGAACAATAAAATATAAAAGGAAAAAATTTATAATGAAAATCACATTAAAGCGCACACCAGAACAGATTGAGCTTATCAAAGCTATGGCTAGCCGCAACCGCACCGTCGCTTACGACGCACAAGTTGCTCTCGCCTCTTTCATCGGACCTGTACTTGCAGAAGTTATCAACAACGCTCCTACACTGAGCAACTTGTTCACAACCCTGCCATTCAATGCCGACGACAATCCCAGCATCCCGCTCGACCTCTACTTCGACATCAATGACGAAGACTATATCACAGTATATTCTCAGTCAGTTGCTGGTGGTCTTCCAACCAATCAAGTTCTCCCAACCACATCCGAATTGAAAGTTGCTACTTACAGCCTCGACAGCGCTCTGTCGTTTGATCGTAAGTACGCTGCCAAACATCGTATGGACGTTGTAGCGAAAACCTTCACCCGCATGGCCCAAGAAGTTCTCTTAAAACAAGAACGCACTTCCGCCTCGCTGGTAATGGCCGCTCTCGCAGCCGCCACCACAAACAGCAAGCAGCACGTTCAAAAAGCTAACCAAGCTGGTCGTTTCCTCTTGGCTGACTTGAACGAACTGCTCACCCTCGCAAAGCGTATCTCCACATCGTGGGCTAACGGTACTCCTGCTGGTGGCGCTCGCGCTGGTTTGACCGACATTCTGGTTTCCCCAGAAATCGTTGAGCAAATTCGTTCGATGGCTTATAACCCAATCAACACCGTTTCTGGCATCACCGCTTCTGGCGGCACAGCTTCTTCAGTTGGCATTCCTGCCACTGACGAAATGCGCTCCGCTATCTACGGTTCAGCTGGTATCCCAAGCTTCTACGGCGTTTCGATCTTGGAATTCGTTGAAATGGGCAAAGGCCAAAAGTTCAACACCATTTTCGATACCACCGCTGACGCCACCACCTTCACAAAGGCTGATGGTACTAGCTCTGGTACATTCGATGGTGCCACACAAGAAATCCTTGTTGGTATTGACCGCAGCCGCGAGTCGCTCCTTCGTGTTGTCGCTACCGATCCAGATTCCAACTCGGAATTCACGCTCGTTGCCGACGACCAATTCAGCATCCGCCAAAATAAGATCGGTTATTTCGGCTCGATGGAAGAAGGCCGCATGATTCTTGACAATCGTGCGCTTGTTGGCAAGATCGTCTAATAGAATAGTTCTCACAAACCCGCCTCGAAAGGGGCGGGTTTTTTATTCTCTATACTCTAGAAAAGTGTAAACTGTAAGGTATCATCTAGTATGGAAACATCAACTGGACAGTCTAAAGTTAAAGAAAATCCGAGTCTTATGAGTGCTTTAAACAACATTCAAGATAAGAACTCTAAAGAGTATCGTGATAAAGTTCGTGAATTAGAAACCGCTTTAGGCGTTAAAGAAGTAAATATTTTTGGCACAGCAAATCGCTCTATTTTTGAAGAAAATTTAAACGAGATGAACGAGATGCAAATGCAGGCGATGGCTCGTCGTCTTTATATTGATCAATCTGGCAGCAAGCCTACGTTAAAGAAGCGTTTAATGAAGCAGTTCGACACTCAGAACGTTCAGAGTCGTGGTTATTTTTCTCCTCAACCAAAACAAAAAGAGCTATTTTCTGAAAAACAGAAGATCGCTATGAATAAAATCTTAAATGGCTAATATCGAACAAGTAGCAAGCGGTATATTCTTCTACGAATTTGATGCTGATACAGCGGAAGCTAATATCAGCGTCATTTCTGGCTGGATTACCGCAAACTTAGGCGAAATCAACAACTTGATTTTTACTAATTTCACAGGTGAAGATGCTAGTCTTGGAAAAGAAGAGCAAGACATTCTCAAGCATCTTTATATGGCGAGCTACTACAAAAAGAAGTCGAGAAATGTCATTAAATCTATTGGTTCTTCCTCTGGAAACGGAATCTTGTCTTTAAAAGACGAAGACAATACAATTGTGTTTGTTAATACAAATGAAGTGAGCAAACAGTTCCATTCTTTATCGAAAAGTCATATGGAAGAAGTTAATAAACTTGTTTATGCTTATAATTATTATCAAGCAAGACCAACTCAAGTTGTAAACAAGAGTATGTTTAATGATGTTATGGGTTTGGTTGCTACTGGTACAGGTTTCATCATCTACTAAAGTCTAGTTTTAATTAAAATTCAAAAGCGCACCCTTAAAAGTGCGCTTTTTGTGTAAATTTAAATGAACGCTTCTAACAATGTCTGCTTCTACTTACAACATTTCCATAGAAACAAATACAGATTATTCTGTTAGTCTTATACTTAAAGATGCTGGAGGCGTAGCAATCAATCTTACTTCTGCAACAATTGATGCAGAAATAAAACAGAATTATTATTCGCCAACACTTGTTGCTTTTACAGTAACGAAAACAAATCCTAGTATTGGATCAATCAAACTTGCTTTAACTGCTGCGCAAACTGCGGCATTACATCCGGGCGATTTGCAGTATGATGTTTTAGTAAAATTTGATAACGGTACATTTCAAAAAATATTAAAAGGAATTATTTCGGTAACATCAGGCATAACATCACTCTCATAAAATGCCCGAAGTAGTTGAAATTATTATATCTGGTAATGATGATGGGCCGATTCAAATTATTGAAGCGGATCAGTTCAACCATAACTCGCTTCCTGACTTACAAGGAGGAACTGGTGGTCAATATTATCACTTAACAAGCGGCCAATACAATTTCGTTACTGGAATTTTTCAAGATCAGATTGATCCTACTAACAATGTATTCTTTGAAAAGAATGTTAGTGTCACAGGTACACTTCTTCTTGGTAGTGGAACAGACAATTCTTTAAGCGGAATTCGCACAGCTGCTGATGGCAGTTTTTCTCAAGCTGGTGATGCGCAATATTCCGAATTTATTTTAAAAAGAGAAACAACAACAACTGGAACTTATGAGTTGGCGTTTCCAAATCAAATCAAGAAGTTAACTTTACCTAATAACACTTCATGGTTCTTTAAAGTGAGAGTTATTGGAAGATCAACTGCTGGTTTAACATCAACGTTTAACGCAGAAGGTACAATTAAAAAAGGCATAAGCGCAGGATTCACAGAAATTGTTGGAGGAACAATTGTGAACGGGGTAACTGATGAGTTGGCAGTTGGCGGAATCTTAATCGACGCTGACACAACTTATGGTTACTTGAAGGTCAGCGCTTTAGGCTTGGCAGCGACTACAATTCACTGGGTCGCTTTTCTAGATTTAATACAAGTAAAATAACAACAAAATCGTGTAAATAATTTAATAACGGAGAATATAAAAAATGGCTATCTACTATACAGGCTCACTGGTCGGCAATCAAATCAACTTTACAACAGGCTCTGCGTCGATTGTTGCCGCTGACCTCAAACAGTACGTTATCGACCAGACAGTTTCTGGTGGACAAACTGGTTTAACCCCAAGCACAAAGGCTACATTCGACTTTACCACTGGTGTTTCTGGCTACTTTAGCGGCCAAGACTACAACCTAAGAGTCGCTACAGGAGTTATCTCCAATTTCACTGGTACTCTTGGCTCTGCTGCTTTCCGCGATATTTCGGCAACAGTTGCAGAAAACGGCACAGGTGTTTCAACATCTGATTCTGTATGGGATTTCGGCACAGGCTTGTCTGGCTACCTCTCTATCAACGCTGGTAATCTTTACCAAGTTAATGCTTCTAGTCCAACTGCTAATACAGCTAATATCAATTTAACTGGTCGTGTTAGCGGTCAAGTTTTCAATGATTTTGTTCAAGTAGTTGCTGGAACTGGTCTTGAACTTTCTGTTGCTACTGATGCAATCACAATTTCTCACAAAGATACTTCTAGCGTAGCTGATGTTACTGTTGCCGCTGCTGCTGGTTCTGCTATCACTGGTGTTGTATTCACTTTTGACCCATTTGGTCACGTTCTCTCCGCTACTGGTCAAACCGCAGTTATCGTTCGTGATCAAATCGCTAGCGGCGTAACAACAACTGCTCCAAGCGAAGGCTCTGTTCATACCTTGTCTGGTATGCTGAGAACTTTAATCAATGAATCGTATGCTAGAAATCTTCAAGATGTAACAAACAGCGGAAATTCTACGACTAACGGTATTAATATCGGTGGCGATTTGGTTGCTAGCGGAAATGTAACTCTCGGTAGCGACGCTTCTGATACATTAACAGTTAATGCTGGTCCAGTCGTTTTCCTAAATTCTGTTCAAAGCTCTGACGCTGTTGTTTTTGGTCCAAACGATGGGACAAAAGTTTCGGCTTACAAATCCGACACAAATCTTTTAAGACTTGATGGTAGTTTAGTCATTACTGGCAACTTAACTGTTAGCGGTACTACAACCTACATTAACACAACCGAAACAAACATCGGTGATGCGATAATTACCCTTAACGCCGACTTTACTGGAGCAGTGCCAACTGAAAACGCTGGTATTGAAATCGAACGCGGCACCGAAGCGAATACCGTTCTCCGCTGGAACGAAGGTCTTGATCGTTGGCAGTTCACAAACGATGGAACAACATACTACAATATGCCGATCACATCGGAATATGCGATGTATGACCTCGCAGTTGCTGCTGGTGGAGCTAATGATGCAGTTATCCGCATCACAGGCTCTAATGGCGACGTAAATGACATTACTATTAGCGGTTCTAGCGGAATTCTTGTTACTGACAATGGTTCTAATCTGATTGTTGTTTCTCACGAAAATACATCTGCTGCCGTTAGCACAGTTAGCACAAATACTCAAGGCGTTGTAATCCAGAACTTCACTGGTTTGGTTGATACATACGGTCACATTACTGGACTTGGCGTTCAAACAACTGATCTTGACGTTCTTTATCCTCGCACTGGTCAAGTAACACTTGATTACATCACTACAAACGGCGCTGGTACAGCTAACGACCTTGTTATCGGTGGCGTTACAGTTTCTGGTTCTGCTCAAGCTAAATCTGATCACTTTGTAGTTTACTGCACAACCACAGGCGACGCTACCACAGAAATGTTCTTAAACGGAACATCTGGTCGCATCACTGTGGCTAACAACTCTGCCGCTTCCTTCAAAGGAACAATCACAGCGTTCGACACAACAAACGTTAAAGCCGCTTCTTGGTCTTATGACTGCTTGGTCGCCAACAAAGCTGGCAATACAGCTCTTGTCGCTAACGCTATCGTCACAAAGTTCGCTTCTGAAAGCAACGCTCCTTGGGAAGTGTTCGTTGATGGCGACAATACAACAGATTCTCTAAAGCTCCAAGTTAAAGGCGAAGTTGCCGCTACAATCAAATGGACTGCTAGCGTAATTAGCGCTGTCGTTTCATAAGTGGGCGATGAATTTTGAAATTAACATAAAGCAATATGGGAGTTTACTATCTAGGAGCAAGTCCTCAACAAGTTGATTTTCAAATTGTTGATGTTGATACT